TTTCTGTCATAGACTTGTGCATAAAGAAGAAAGCAGGAATAAAAGTTAAAAGAAGCAAGATATCGTAATTCATAATTTATTTTTGTTATATTAATTTAATGTTATATATACAATGTATCAGAAAATGGAGCAAAGTCAAGCGTTTTTTAAAAAAAGATTAATTATTTTTACTTTTGTTGTAAGTCGCTGACTATCAAGGAGTTGCGCAAAAACGGCTAGGGCGGTTTGCCCTAAGTTGTTGACCTTCAGTTACTTAGAAGAAAGTATTGGCGAGTTGTACTTTACGCTTAATTTCTTGGCTATTTCAAGAGCTTGTGCGTGCGTTCTTGCTCCGTCAATTAACTCGCCATTAAAGGCGATGTTAAACCAATTAGCGAAATTCGGATTTCTGAATACATTTATCATTTTAAACAAAGATAGGTTGATGTTGATCTGAGATAGTCCCATCTTGTTTGACAAGTAGGCGACCTTTCCAATCTTTAAGTCGAAACATTGTGAGAAAAACTTGATATTTTTTCGCTAATGCTTCAGCTTCTTTTAATGATGAGAAAACTCCGTATTGAGTTTGGTGGTGGTGAACAACATATATTTTTTTCATTTTATTTTTAGTCTATAAGGTTATCTTGGTGATCTAGGGTGAGCAGTTCATCTTGCAGTTGACCAATTTCATTTTTAATTGCGACTCTTTGCGAGGTTGTTAAAATGCACTCTCCGAGAACTTTGTGAAGTGTGATTATTTCTTTTCTTATTTCTTGCGTTGTCATTTGATTATTGAAAGATTACATTAAAACGGAATTGATTGAAGCCTTCTTCTTTCATGATTCGATTGAGATATGATTGACTTGATGCAATTCTGATGCGTGGGCGATCATTGCCTTGCGAGTCGATGCCTTGATCGAAGATCTTAACTGACCAATGGGTTGACCATTCTTTAATGCGAACTTGTATTTTATTATTCTTAATCATATGTATAATCTAATGGAATTATCTGCAAAAGTCAAACTTTATTTTGATTTATTTTGCTTTATTTTTTGAAAGGCTTTTCTTGCTTTTTGAACTGCGTTCAATGCGTCAAGGATAGTCATGCCTTGCGTGATTGTGCCTTGCCAATCTGATGAATTTGATTCACGGGCTAAGTGGTTCAAGTTACCTTCAGCTTCAGCCAATGCCAAGCCAAGATCGAGATCCAAGTTTAATTCTTCTTTTGTTTTTTCTATTATGTTTGTCATATAAGTATAATCTAATCTATTTAAAAACTAATTGCAAGCTTTTTTTTATTTTTTTTTACCTTCTTGAGTTAAGCCATAGAGCAGACAAACCGAGCAAGACGGCGGGAATTATTGCAGTAACACAAAGCCAATTTGAATGATAATTCGTGAAAGGAAAAACAAAAACAAAAGATGTAATGTATAACATAATCGCAAAAGAAAAACAAGCGATTGAATCGTGAAGTGAGTTTATTATTTTCTTAATCATATAAACAATGTATCAGACAAAACGGCAAAAGTCAAGCATTATTTTAATTTATTTTAACTTTTTTTTCATTTTGTTGTAAGTTGTTGGTATTCAACGAGTTAGGCAAAAAAGGCTAGGGCGGTTTTCCCTAAGTCGTTGATCTTGTGCTACTTAGAACACAAGAGGATCGGGCAATGAATTAGGCGATGCGAACCAATCGGATGAGTCAATTACTTGCCCGTTTAGTACAGGTTCGAATTTGAATTGGCAGACATTGGCATTTGCTATGCCGTTGACGCGTTCGCGTGTGGTGGGTGTGTTCCATCCTGCAAGCGACCATCTAACCAAGCCGTCAGCGTCACGCTTGACAATCGCGTTACCATGTAACCAAACGGTATTGCCGTCTGTGGTGGTGTTGCCAATCGTCTTAGATTCGCGGCGTTCAAATGCTTGTTTAATTTGTTGTGTTACTTTTCGCATGATTCTTTTATTGTTGTTATGATTCCTATTATGACAGACAGAATGATTATGTCAAGCATTATTTTAAGCCGTCTCTTAATTCACTCAATTCTTTTGTGACTTCAGCGTATGCCTTGCGTGCTTGTTGTAATGCGTGCAATGCGTCGAGTACGGCTTCCCCTTGTGTGAGAGTTGCCATTTTAGCTTGAGCGAGAAACTTCAAGTTTCCTTCGGCTTTGGACATTGAAAGTCCGACTTTGAGAGTTGGATATTTATCTTCAAGTTTTGTTGTCATATGATAGTAGATTAAAGTATTTTGTTTATTGTGTCAAACTTATTTTGTATAAATTTGTTGAATGTACCAAGTAGCATTATCGCCCTCTTTTCTTTCAAAGCCTTTTTTAAGTTGGACTTTGTGTTGTAGCTTTGGCATCATGCGAGAGATCTTAGCACGGACTTCGTGCTTGTTTTCAGCAGTAATTTCTAAGATGTGATGCGTTAAGCTAGTATCTACAAAAGCGTTCATATGTGTGTTCCACAATGGAAGTTTATCTCCGTCAATAGAGTGTACATGAACGATTGCTTTGAATGTTGTTTTATTTGTCTTAATCATATATACAATCTAACACATTCTGACCAAAAGTCAAGCCTGAAACAAAAAAAGTTTGTGTTGTAAGCTGTTGATTATCATATACTTATGCAAACACGCAAAAAAAAGTTTGTTTATTTTGAGAAAAGTTTTAGGTTTGTTGTAAGCCGCTGTATACCAACGAGTTACGCAAACCGGCCCTAGGAATTTTTGCGTAAGTTGCTGATATGCAACAACTTATGCAATCTTTTTAAGCATTACGCTCCACAGACTTCCATCCGTATTGTGCAACTTCTTGCTCGTATTCTGCACGAGGCAATTCAGCTCTTAAATTTTTAATTTCTGAAAGAATTTCAATTCTGTCTTTGCCTTCAGCAGGAGACCATCCGATTCCACGAACATACTCAAAAGCATCGAGGCGATTGTTTAAAGATTCTATTTTAAGAAGTATTTGTGATTTATTCATAATTATTTATTATAGGTTTTAAGATTTAAAATGCAAGCTTTTTTTGTTTTTTTGGTCTATTATTTTTGCAACATTATTTCTAGGCAAGTGTCGAATTGTTCACGGAAAATTCTTGGTGCGTCTGTAACAAACCAAGTTTTACTAGCGTTTGTAATTAATCTTTCTGTGATCTTATCGCTTACAATTTTTAAAAGATCTGTATTTTTATAAACATTAGATTCCGTCAATTCGTTTGTTTTTTCGTTTACCAATTTTGCCATGTAAACATCGATATATTCAGGCTTGCATGAGTCACTCATTGAGATGTCATCTTGGCAAGCTACGGCTTCGATTCTGTAAGTTGCACCATCGATGCCCATTAAAAAGTTGAAAGTAAATTCTTCTGTGTCTGTATTGTATATTGATTTCATATCTTTATTTTCTATATTGTTTATTTAATCTTATATATACAATCTAACATACTTTGGTCAAAAGTCAAGCCCATAGCAAAAAAACTTTGTGCTATAAGTATATGATAAAGAAGTACTTATGAAAACATAGAAAAAAAAGTTAAAAAAAGTTTTATTTATTTGTATACCCTCCCCCCATACAGACCCTACCCATTAAATGAATTCATTTTTTAATCGAATTGTGCAGGAGAGGCGGGGGGTGCCTTTTTTCAATATCAAATTCACTTTATATAATTTACTACATATGCTTGGGTCAAAAAAAATCGAGACCCTATATAAAAATAACCTAAATCAGTGTACAATATATTAGTAAAATGGCTCGCAAACGCAAACAATCCGAGATTACCGACGATGAAGAGATTGAGAAAATCACATCATCGATTCACAAACGTAATATAAAGTTAAAAAAAATAAGCTTAACGGACAAGCAATTATCTTTATTAAAAATAATATTTGACCGAGAATCAAAAATTATATTTATTAGTGGTCCCGCAGGGACAAGTAAGACATATGTAGCAATATATGGAGCTTTACAGCTATATAACATGAACAATGAACATGGAATAACATATGTTCGCACGATTGCAGAAAGCGGTGAAAAGAGTCTCGGCGCACTTCCTGGCGAAATGCAAGAGAAAATCAATCCATATATGATGCCTATGAACGAAAAGTTGGACGAACTTTTAGTTCCTGGTCAAGCCAGCGTACTAAAAGAAAAGGATATTGTCAAGGGCATGCCAATCAATTATCTTCGCGGCGCAAGTTGGATGAATGAAATTGTTATTGCTGATGAATCGCAGAATTTTACATTCAAAGAACTTACTACCTTAATGACTCGGCTTGGTCGCGGCAGTAAATTAATTATTTGTGGAGATCCAATGCAAAGTGATATTAATGGTAAGAGTGGATTTGCAGATATGTATTCATTATTCAATGATGTAGAAAGTAAAGAAAAAGGTATACATACATTTCATTTTGGAGCGGAGGATATAAAACGTAGCGAAATATTAAAATTTGTAATAAGTAAAATACAAAAAAAAGATAAATAAATTATCGTGAGTGAGCAATTTTCCAGTAGTTCAAATTTTTCATTTAATGATATTAGATTATTTTTAAACGGAAAAGATGGTGTTAATTTAGGATCTCAAAATATTTCTTTAAATAATTTAATTGACTCTGCTGAGCAAAATGATATTGAATTACCAAACGGCGACTATGTCGCACCGCATGCAGCTAGTGAATTTACTGGCGCAACTTTTTCAAATATATCTTTAAGTTTGCAACCTGGTTTTGGATCACTTGGCGTTACAATATCATCGTCCAAGGAAATTTTACGTTTTGAATATAATGTTCAACCTCGTCACGCAGGTCTTACATGGAAAAACCCTTACCATTACGATTTAGAATACTCTTTTGACTACGCTCTTGGCTTGCCATATTATCAAGTTGAATATAACGCCCAGAATGGACAAGGATTTCAACCACTGTCTGGATCGCAAAATAAAATTTATCAAATTTCTGGAGAGAGTTCTGACGAATGGAGAGCTCGGGGTTGGGAAAGAATTAAAACAATTATAGAGTCAAATGGCGGAAATATGTATACAGTAACCATTATGGATATTAGCCCAGGTGGGATTACAGTATTTCAAAATCTTCCAGCAAACTATGATGTTCAATTTAGAGTATATTATACAGATGGTTCATTTCAAGATACTGATACAACTACAGTACTGATTTCTGCTGCACAGCAACAATATACCGCGTCGAAAGCCAATGTGCACTCAACAAACCCAAAAAATGTCCCTGGTTACGGATGTCTTTGGAATGCTGATTTAGCATGGTCAGTATTTAGTCGTTATGGTCAATTATATATTTGTATTGGTTATTTATCTACCGTCAATCATGGTAATTCAAATGGAAATTCAGTAAGAAATGCAACAAGTTCAAGTTTAAATGCTTTGAACGCGCAATATGGAACTGGTCAAAATAATTTATCACCTTTCTGTGAATATGTTTTACTTCCACTTTCTACAGTAAATACATGGGTAAACGGAGATAGTAGTAAGGTTATATTTAGTCTAGGTTATGCTTTTGGTATCCATCCAATTAACTTTGCTCAGAATGGATGGCACTACAGAGCAAGACTTTTGTCAAATAATAGGATTGAAGTTGAGCGAGGTAATTACAATGGTACTGGGGACACTGGTTCTACAATGACTTTAGGAGCATTGGATTGTTGCTTAAATATAATCGCAGGCAGACCGAATGGCACTGCAAGATCATCTTACATTTTTAATTATATATAAATATGAACCAAGAAAATACAGAAAAAAACGAAGCCAAAATTCTTTATGACATGTATGTCGCAACCAACACATTAAAAGATTGCGAGTATACTGATGTAAAAGAAGGCATATACAAAGTTGTAGTAGCAGGAAAATCAGTTAAGGTTTATTATACAAATGGCATGACTGCAAGTTATACTGATGAGTCAGAATAATTGTTTGTGTAATAAAAAATATGATTTTAATTATTGAATCTTGCTTAAGTGAACCTCCAAGCGAAATATCTTGTTTTCGTGATGTTACATTATTTGCAAGATCATTTATATTTGAAGATATTCTTGTTGAATGTCCCCCTGGAACGCGAGCGATCTACTGGAATTGGTTAAAATCTTACGGCGCACATGATTTTGTTTCTCAAATGATTGTTGTTGGCGAAAAACAATCTGGCTATAAAATAAAAACGACCCGAGATGCAAATTACATAACGGATCGTATTGATTATGCCAACTTAGCTGACATAATAAGACACTTAAAAAGTCTTAAGTCGTAGCTTCTGTAGTAGCTTCAACTGCTGCTTCGGCGGTAGCCTCTGCAAGCTCTTCACTTCTTTTTTTCGCGGCAGCTATAAAATCTTCTACTTCTTCATTACTCATTTTTTCAACATTTTGCTTACCTTGTTCGAGTGCTTGATTTTGAGCTAGTTGAACTAAAGCATTTAAGGAGATTTGCCCAAGAGCTTCTCCTACTGTTGCTCTCGCAAGGAATTCATTTGCGAGTAGTACCGCTGCGTTTTCTCGTTCAGGTGAAACCTGTTCATTGGATTGTGTTTGATCTGTCATACTGTATAATATATATTATATTTAATTATTAAAGTAAAAAAGTAAATATGTTTCGCGTTAATTAAATGGATTCAAATTAGGATCAGTTGGAATCGGGGAATAATTATTATTTTGAAGCGTAGCTTCTATTACCAAGCTTTGAAATATCATTTTTTGTTCTAATAATAGTATTTTTTCTTGTTGAGATCGAATTAATTTATTTTGATCCCACGCAAACCAACATAAGAAAAATAGTAATACAACAAGACTCGTAATCGATAATTGATTATCCATATATAATATATGGTAAAATATATAAATTACTTTTCTATGTTTTTATTTTTGTTTTTAATTCTTTTTATTTCTTGAGGAAGAATTTTTATTACTTCGTCTATTTTATTTTCCATCATCATTTCTGCAGGAGATGATCCGTCGAGATGAGCGTTTTCTGTCTTTAACCAACAAGTTGATTGATATGAATTTAAATTTTGACTAAGTGTTTCAAGTATGGATTTGTGCGACATGTATTATATTACACTAAAAATATGTTTTTTTAAATTACGAGTGTATATACATACATGGGGCCCATTTTGAACACAATAATTGGAGCGGCAATAAAACTTGCCTGCAATCTCTTAAATGCATGGCTAGAACAAAAGCGACAAGATCAATTAGCGCTCGCCGCGAGAGACGATAAAATGCTCACTGCACTCATTGAAAGTCAGCGAGAAAACTCTGGAGATGGATTCGTAAAAGCAACCCGTAGAGTTTTGTTTTTATCGATTACTTTTACGATGTGTTTTTTAATGATTTATTATGCATTTAATCCTCACATAACATACGATATTATTGTTCCTCGTGGAGAGGGCTCTAAATGGGGATTTTTTAGTTGGATATTTGGTGGAAAAGACTGGGAGGTTGTTCAGATGACTGGCGGATTGATGCTTGCTTCTTTTATGGATCTTTGCTTTATGGTTGTTGGTTTTTATGCGATTCCCAGCAAAAAAAGATGAATAAATTATATATAATATTTTTATTATTTTGTTCTTGTTCGCCAAAATTCATACAGAAAAGCAAAAAAAATACAATTTCGCCTTCTCCCGAAGGTGAAAATAATGTATTACATATTACAAATGAAGTTCAAAAGTATGATATTTATAATCCCTTAATATGGGCTGGATTAATCATAGCTTTAGTTATGCTTTTGACATTCTCATCTCTTATATTTAAAAAATGAATTATGGTCTTGATATAGTAAGCGTGCTAACAGGTGTCGTCTCAGCAGGGACAGCGGTGTTAGGTGTTTGGTTGAAGTTGAAGTATGACGACAAAAAGAAAAAAGAATTTAATTACGATCCAAATGTACATGGAAATATAATTTCTGCATTAGAGTATATAAAATCAGAAACTAGCGCAGATAGAGTATATATCTTAGAGTTTCATAATGGCGAATACTATTTTTCAGGGAAGAGCCAGCAAAAATTAAGCTGTACATACGAAACAATGAGCGAAGGAATTAGCTGTGAATCTACAGGCCTGCAAAACATAAGAATATCTAACTTTCATGGATTAATAAAAAATATTGCCAACGAAAAAACTTTTAAATGTGCAGAAATATCAAATTATGGAGAAGATATAGGTTTCAAATCTTTTATGGAGTCTAGAGGAGTAAAAAGTTTATTCGCAAGGCCAATAAAAACTATTAATGGAAGAATTATAGGTGTTATTTGTTTGGAATATGTAAAAGAAAATAGAAACTGGGGTCCTGACGCAGAAGAATTTGTGAAAAAACAAGCTCGAGTTATTAGTGGTTATTTGATATAATTTTTTTTTAGGTTATAATATAGTATTATATTATGGCTTTCTCATATTGTCCTCATTGTGGTTTTAAAAACATGTACTCTTTGCAGGCACCTAAATTTTGTGGTGGTTGCGGAGAGAGTTTAAGTATACTTTCTGCAGCGAAAACTGCACCTAGCGCCAAAAAAATATCTACAGCTAGAAATTTACATGTAGATGATCCTGATGGAGTAGATATTTACGAAGTACCAAAAATATCAAGACTGTCTTACTCAATAGAACAAGACAGAAATAAATTTGACTTAAAAGATGTTATTCCTGCTGACGCTTTTGAAGAATTCAAAGAAGACCCAAAACCAAAAAAACCTAAAAAACGTGGCAGACCAAGAAAGTCCCAAATTTAAATACGAGGACAAGTCCGATGAAATTGATTGCGAAATAAGAAAGCGGAGAGGAAAATGGTTTCTTGACTCTTTGGCGTGGTTTGACTTTGAAGATGTAGAGCAAATAATCAAAGCTCATATTCACAAAAAATGGCATCAGTGGGATCAAAGTCGATCTTTAAAGCCTTGGATAAATAAAATCATCACCAATCAGATGAAAAACATCTTGCGAAATAATTATAGCAATTTCGTCCGCCCCTGTTTAAGCTGTCCATTCAATCAATCTTGCGCCACTAAGAATGGAGGGGAGTCTTCGCTATGCGGATTCACTAAAAGCGGCTTGCAGGACTCTTCTTGCCCCTTATACGCAAAGTGGGAAAGAACAAAGAAGCCTGCATACGGAATAAAGATGGCTTTAGCTTTAGAAAATCATTCTCATGAGGCGAACGCTATACAGGATCATGATTTTGATATGACTGATGCTCAAGACAAATTAAATGAATTTATGAAGCATGAATTATCCGAAAAACAATTTCAAGTATATGACCTATTATTTATTCAACATATGGACGAAGAAAAAGTTGCAAAAAAGATGGGTTATAAAACAAGTGAAAAAGGCAGGAAAGCTGGATATAAACAAATAAAAAATCTTAAAAAAATATTCAAACAAAAAGCTCAAGAAATATTAAAAACAAAAGATGTAATATATACTAAAAATCCAATACCATGGAACTAACAGAAGAGCAAAAAAAAATTGTAATTGATAATGCTGAAGAAATTACAGATTTAACCGATCTTACTAGGCTTGTTTTTCCCGACGATGAAAATATTGACGGAAGAAGTAAGCAGGGGCGAGCCGTCAGAAAGTTTTTATCAGAAAGTCAGATTGAATACCAAACAAAGCATTTTGTCGCTCCAGAACCAATAAAATTAAATGACCAACAGAAAGAATTTATCGACGAATCTATTTCGACTGGAATGACATGTTCTCAAATAGCAGCAGTTTTATTTCCAGATGTAAGAATATCAAAAGTAAAGCAAGAATATATTTGTGTTCATGAATATGTTGAATCAAACGAATCTCTAGAGACTCCTGCTGTAGAAAATGCTATTTTTAAAAGATATTCTCCTCCAAAAGCTGCAAGCAAAATTATAAAGAAAATTAATGATTCTGCACAGACATCGATAAATGAAAATAAGTTAAGCATAACAGAAAGAAAAGGAATTGAATCTCTTGGGGCGTTTTTATCTTCACCTAGACTTATACAAGTGATAAATAATTATGACTCCCAAGAAGATAGAGACCTTTTTGAGGCAGAATTTATACGAGCTACTTGGGATAAACCTGATCTTACAAGCGACGAGATTAATTTATATATTAATGTATGCATGGACTATATTCATTTGAAAAATATTCAAGGCGCAATTAATAAACTAAATAGAATGTTTGACGACGCCGAAGATCAACAAGATTTAACCGTTCGTCTAGCAGAACTATTAAAGACTAAAAGTGAAGAATATAATCAATGCGAAAAGAGAATGGAGTCATTGATTCAAAAACTTCAAGGAGATCGATCAAAACGAATTTCATCTAAACAACAACAAAATGCTAATATACTTGCGCTTGTGCAAATGTTTCAAGAAGAGGAAGAAAGAAAGGTTATGATTAAGATCGCAGAACTTCAGAAAAAGTCAGCGAAAGAAGAAGCGGATCATATCGAGTCGATGCCCGATTGGAAAGCGAGGGTGTTGGGAATCTCTAAAGAAGATATCGTATAATGAGCACTTTAAGGATAGACGGAGAAAATTTCTCGCAAGATAATCTGGAAGATATGCAGTCTAAGTTTAATGATAAGAATGCATTAGGTTTTAGTTGGAGGCCTGGACAAAAACAATACGCATTAACTATAAACAATTGTGAGATCAATGGCTCAGGAGTGTCAGAAGGATTAAAGCTTTCGTTCTGTAGAAATGTAAACGTAGATAATTGTACTATTTTTGGAGGATATGAAGATTGCGTAGATATAGTTAGAGGAGAAAATATAACTTTTAAAAATTGTAAATTTATATCTCAAAACACAAAACAACATATTACTGCAAAAGGTGGAGTAAAAAATTTATCTTTTATAAATTGTACTTTTGTTAATTCTTTTAGTAAATTCTATGATGGAGCTTGTATTGATTTAGGTAATTGGACAGATTATGATGATATCGATCGCCCTATGGTAAGAAATGTATTGATACAGGATTGTAGAATGGATAAAGTAGGCGCCCCAATATTATATCGAAGATTATATTCTGAAACCCCTAAAGTAAAAAACTCTTCAGGATTTAAATTCAATGTTCCTAGAATATTTGTTAAAATGTTTTGGTACGGACAAAGAAATGGAATGCTTGGGCCTCGCAGAAGATTTGATCCTTCATGGTTAGAAGTATACGATTTCGAAAAATGAAATCTTATAAATGTAAAATTTGTTCTGAAGAATTTACTTCTGAGAGAAGTTTACATGCTCATCTAAAATGTCATAAAATTATGCTCGCAGAATATTATACAAAATATTATCCTAGATATAATTTATATTCAGGCGAACCTTTGCCATTTAAAAATAAAGAAGATTATTTCGCCAAAGACTTTTCGAATAGACAGCAACTATTAAAATGGTGTGAACGGGAAGACTCTGAAACAGTAAAAGAATATATTTTAAAATTATTAAAAAGAAGAATTGAAAAGAAAAATCTATCAAGAGCTCCCTCTCATTTAGAATTAAAAACAAGTGAATTACCAACAATAGATTTATACAAAAAACATTTTGGATCTTATTCCAAGGCTTGCGAACTAGCTTCCATCAAGCCTATGTTTGGATCTGGATTGCCGAAAGAGTGGGTTAATCCTGTTGACAAAGACTTAAAAATATTTATAGACACAAGAGAGCAGCAGCCATTGAGCTTTTCTAACTCTGAATTTTTAAAATTAGATTTTGGAGATTATGCTGTAGGAAAAGAGCATTACGATTACACTTATGTAGATCGTAAAAGCGAAACAGATTTTAAATCTACCCTCAGCAAAAATAACTTAAAAAGATTTAGGGCAGAACTTGAACGAACAAAAAAATTTGATAGCTATTTATTTATCGTAACAGAAACAGACATGTCCACAATGGAATCTAGAAATAGATGGTCTCCTCACACTTCGAATATGAAATATATATACCATAATATGAGAGTACTAAATCACGACTTCGCTGGGCACTGTCAATTTATATTTACTGGAGGAAGAGAGCAATCTGAAAATATAATTCCAAAACTTTTAACCTTGGGAAGAAAATTGTGGGACGTAGATTTACAATACTATATCAGCAATAAAATAATATAATGGCTTGGGAAACAGGAAATCAATTATCTCGCAGAGGCGAAGAGGACTTTAATGAAAAACTAAGTAAAATTGAAGGTTTTATCGAAGAAAAAGAAGCTAAAATTTTGCTCTATAAATTTTTAAGAGAGAATATAACTTTTACTGCGGATTTAATTAGTGGAGTGCAGTTATTTCCTTTTCAACATATGGCTATTAAGGCTATGTTCAGCACCGATTATTTCATGGGCGTGTGGAGTCGGGGAATGAGTAAATCATTTACTACTGCAATTTATGCTTATTTAGATGCAATAATGAATCAAGGTGTTGAGATCGGAATTTTATCCAAATCATTTCGTCAGGCAAAAATGATATTTAAAAAAATAGAAGATATCGCTTCTAAGCCTGGCGCGACATATCTTTCTCAATGCATAACCCATAAGTCCAAAAGTAACGATGAATGGTTGTTGGAAATTGGAAGTAGTAGGATACGAGCATTACCTTTGGGTGACGGTGAAAAACTTCGCGGATTTCGTTTTCATAGAATAATTATCGATGAGTTTGCTTTGATGCCTGAACGAATTTATAATGAGGTTATCATACCTTTCTTGAGTGTGGTTGAAAATCCGACTCAAAGGGAAGAGCTTTACAATTTAGAAACAACCTTGATAGAAAAAGGAGAGATGGCTGAAGACGATCGTCATATATGGCCAAACAATAAACTGATAGCTTTGTCATCTGCAAGTTACAAATTCGAGTATATGTATAAAGCATATGAACAGTTTGAAAATTTAATACAAACTGGAAGCACCAAACAATCTGAGGCGCACAGAGTTATTATGCAATTTAGTTATGACTGCGCACCCAAGCAATTATACGATCAAAACCTACTTGATCAAGCAAAATCTACAATGAGTCAAAGTCAATTCGATCGAGAGTTCGGTTCGATTTTTACTGATGATAGCAGCGGATATTTTAAAACTTCAAAAATGGCAGCCTGCACGCTAAAAGATGGAGAAAATCCCCATATAGAAGTTAAGGGAGAGCCTGATCAGAAATACATTCTTGCATTCGACCCAAGTTGGGCGGAGAGTGAAAGTAGTGATGACTTTGCTATGATGATAATAAAGCTTAATGATGAAAAAAGAATTGGAACCGTAGTTCATAGCTACGCTTTAAGTGGAACAAATTTAAAACAACATATATTTTATTTTTATTATTTATTAACACATTTTAATGTTGTAAGTATTATTGGAGACTATAATGGAGGCGTTCAATTTATAAATGCTGCAAATGAAAGTAGTTTGTTTAAGAAGAATAAAATGAATATCAAATGCTTGAATACAAATTTTGATGATCTTGAGCATTATCAACAAAAATTAATAGAAGGAAAAAAAGAATATAATTTAGAAGATAAGACTATATGTTACCTGAGAAAACCAACTAGTCAATGGATTAGGTTGGCAAACGAGCTTCTTCAAGCTAATTTTGATCATCGTAGAATATTTTTTGCATCAAGGGCTATTGACGACGCTTATAACGAACAAAGACAAAAAAAGATTCCGATTCAGGATATAAAATTTTTACGTACATCTCAAAGTTTAGAGCGCCAAACCAATGCAGCAAAAATGATCGATTTCGTAGAGCACCAATTTGACATGATGAATTTGATAAAGACTCAATGCTCTCTCGTTCAAATTACAACTTCAGCAGGAGGAACTCAAACTTTTGACTTACCTCCAAGTTTAAAAAGGCAAACCGGGCCAGAAAAAGCAAGAAAAGATAGTTATTCTGCACTTATATTAGGAAATTGGATGGTTAAGCTTTATTATGATATAGTGACTGTTAAAGCCGATAAAGTAAATTATACTTTTACTCCCATGTTTATCAACTAGGTGTACTACATACAAATGTCTAAAAAATATAAATACACCACACACTTTAATAGTATTATATCTGCCTCTAGTGATATTGAAAATACGAATATAAGTAAAGCATCTTTGGAAGCTTTAAAACCGTTGATTCCTACAAATATAGATTTAGATAAAAATATAGATCTATTAGGCGTCGCATTTAATGCAGCTGTAGTAAATAAATTTAATAAAAATGGAGATGGAATTGATAGTTCTGCAGCCGTAAGAATAAAAGATTACTTTGTTCACAAGCCCACTAATATTGAGCACGATAGAGATAATATTGTTGGACATATTGTATCCGCTGGATTTTCAAGAAAAGATGACTCAACATCTTTAATGACTGACGAAGAAGCATTGGTTGAGGAAGGAACTTATAATATCGCTTTGGCTGCAGTAATATACAAAACTGCAAGTAAAGAGTTTGCAGATTTAGTTGCAAACTCAACAGATCCTGATAGCGATTTTTTTCACACTGTTTCTGCTAGTTGGGAAATAGGTTTCAATGATTATGTTATTTCTGTTGGTGGGGATGATCTTCACGAATCAACAATTATCGATGACCCTCAAGAAGTAGAGGCTTATTCTCCATACTTAAAATCTTTGGGCGGCAAAGGCACTCTTCAAGACGGAAGAAAAGTTAATAGATTAATTGTTGGAGATATTTATCCTCTTGGAATTGGATTCACCTCTAACCCCGCTGCAGATGTAAAAGGTCTAATAACGCAAGACGTAGAATTAAAAACTGAAGCGGATTGCAGACCAGAGCCAATAAATAAAATTTTAACAAAGAGTAAAAAAATTTCCCATTCGAAGGAAGAAAATGTACTAAACAAAGAACCTAATACAAATATTATGGATAAAGATCAAATCATCAATGAATTCCGAGCAGCTTTAGACGAAAAGCTTGGCAAGCAAGATTTCTCTGAGGAAAGTGTCGCAAGCATTTCTAAAGTGTTTATCGAGGCTATCCGCGAGAAAGGCGAACAGTATGTCGCTGACCTTGAAAAAGCTAAAGCTGAAAAAGAAGAGGCTGTTCAGGCTCAAAATTCTCTTCAAGAAAAAATGTCAGAAGTTGAAGAACAACTTGCATCTACTCAAGAAAAACTTGAGACTCTTGAAAAGGAAAATGACGCCAGAGAATCAGAAGTTCGTTTTAACTCTCGCATGGAGTTATTAAACGAAATTTATCAACTTGATGACGACGATTCTAAAATTGTCGCCTCTGAACTTTCTTCTCTTGATGAAAGCGAAGAATCATTCGCTCAATACCAAGAAAAACTTGCAAAAGTGTGGAAGCATAAAAATAAAGAATTTATCGCTGCAGAACAAAAAGCTTTTGAAGATCGCGTAGCTCAAGAAGTTGAAAAGCGCATTTCAGAAGCCTCAGAAACTTCTCAAGAATCTGAAATTTCAGAAACAGCAGAAGCTTCTGAAGCTCAAGCAGCTGAAGAAACACAAGAAGATGAATCTGCAGACGAAGTTTCCGAAGCTTTAGATTCATTAGAAGTTGAAGAAGCAGCAGTTGTTAACAACAACGAAGCTTCCTCCCAAAAAGATTCTTTACGCGAACGTTTCGCAAAAACTTTCAAAGAATCTGTTAAAATTTCATATTAATATATAATAGAAAAAAATTATGGCAAAAAGAATACTACCATACCGAGACTACAGTGAACATGATGTTGTGAATATGTTCGCCTTGGACGTTAGCGGCAAAACTCTTTCGAGTTTCGTTTCTAATGGAAGCGGCGACTTCGACGCAGGCGTCGTTGTTACTGTAAGTGCGGGAGCTCTACCTGGTGAGGTTTCCGAATTGCGCAGCTCTACTCCAGATAATCTTCGTGATTATCTTGGTGCTAGCTTTAGCAGTGCGCATATTGGATTCAATGGATACCCCGCTAATACAGGTATGACTGTTGCTCCTGCTGATGGCTCCACAAGAGCTCTTGGAATCACACTTCGTGAAACCTTGGCTTTTGACGAAAATGGAGAAAAGATGATATCTTATAAACAAAAACTAGACGAAGCACAAGGCGTACTTCCAGGTCAATCAGTTCCTGTTTTGACTAAGGGCCTTGTTCTTTTAGCTGGATCTGCATTTGCAGCCGCTCCTTCATTGGGAGACGATTTAGAAGTTTCTGCTTCTGACGCTGGAAAGCTTGAAACAGCAACTACTGGAACAGTTGTTGGAACTGTTATCGCTGTCGGAGAAGAAAGTGATAAAAGCTCTAATAAGAAATATCTCTGCAAAATCAGCTTCTAACACAAGGAAATTTAAAAATGAAAATTACTTTAGAAAGAACACCCGAGCAAGTCGAGCTTATCAAAGCTATGGCTTCAAAAAACAGAGATGTAGCATACGAAGCTCAAACAGCTTTAGCTGAGTTCATTGGACCAGTTTTAGCTGAGGTTGTTAATACAGCCCCTACAGTGAGCAACATGTTTAGTTCTCTTCAGTTTAACAGCGAAGAAAGTCCAAGTATTCCTTTGGACCTTTATCACGATATTACTGATGAAGATTACATCCAAATCTGGAGTCAGTCTGTTCCAGGAGGCCTTCCTACCAATCAGGTAGCACCTTCTCAAAGCGAGCTTAAGTTCACGACTTACACACTTGATAGTGCATTAAGTTTTGATAAACGCTACGCTTCTCGTTCAAGACTCGACGTTGTAAGCAAAACTTTCACACGCATGGCGCAAGAAATTCTTCTTAAACAAGAAAAAACTTCTGCTTCCATGATTATGACTGCTTTGGCTAACGCTAACACAAATAGCGAACAGCATATTATTCGTTCTGCTCAGTCTGGACGTTTCTTACTTTCCGACCTTAATAAGTTATTCACTAAGGCTAAGCGTATTAATACTGCTTGGACAGGTGGTACTCCTAGCGAGCGTAGAGGAAGAGGAATTACAGATATCTTGGTTTCTCCAGAAATCGTAGAAGAAATTCGCGGTTTAGCTTATAACCCAATTAATACAATTGGTGGAGCAGGTGGAGCACCAACTGCTGGAGACGGAATCGCTGGTACAGACAGCATGCGTGAAGCAGTATTTAATAGCGCTGGAATTCCAGAATTTTATGGCGTATCCATTCAAGAGTATAATGAAATGGGTGTTGACCAAAAATGGAATAATGTTTTCGATGCAGCTGCAGGATCTACTACATTTGCAGATAACTACTCTGTACCAGTCAATGCAGGTGCTGCTCAGGCCTTATTGTCAACAGAGCAGATTGTTGTTGGTGTAGATTTATCACGCGAATCTATGATTCGTGCAGTAGCTACTGATTCTGAGTCTGGAGATGAATTTTCTCTAGTCGCAGACGACCAATTCGTTACACGTCAATCTAAAGTTGGTTACTACGGTTCTCTTGAGGAAGGCCGTATGATCATCGATGACCGCGTGTTGCTTGGTCTTATCGTTTAATTTTATTTAAAATTAACGTTTTATAAAAGTCCACCTCAGGCGACTGAGGTGGATTTTTTATTTTATCAATTTATAATATATTAGTGTATTAATCTATAAGGAAAAAGGTAAACAATATGGCAAGAAAAAAAACAACAACGAGTAAATCAAAGGCTTCGAAAACGAAGCAAGATAAACTTGAAAATCTTCAACAAACAAACGGAAAAACTTATGAGGATCAAGTTTCAAAAGCTAGGGAATTAGAGGATATTTTAGGTATAGCTAAAATAAATCCTTTCAAAACTAACGACAAGAATATTTTTAATGAAATGCTTCAAGATATGAACCTTACCGATCTTCAAGCTTTTGCGGTGAAAGTAGGGGTATTTCCTGCGGGCAACAAAACTGTTCTAAAAAACAAAATTAAAAGAGCTTTTGATTCTAGTTTATATGGCAAAGGAAGTGTTCAAGTTATGGGAGAACCAATAAATCTTGACCCTAAAAACCCAAAACATAAAAAAGTTATTGATTACTTAAATGATTAATACTCCAGAAATTGTTTCATTTACCAAGAATTTACCAAGTGGTTCTAATAGTTATTTTGTAAATTTTCCTGAAAATTTTACAGAAGCACCCCTTGTGAATATATCTTTGCAAAATGATACAGTTTCGGAATTTGTACCCTATTTACTATCAAACGTATCTACTTCTGGATTTTATATAAATTTTGATGCAGCTTTGTCGAATAATAATTACAACCTTAATATCAGCGCACAGCTAACAGGTTCTTATTCATTAGAGGAGGAAGCCGAAGTCGAAGTTTCACAAAGTGGAGTAATTTTAAATCAACTTGCAACTAAAATATACGATGAAGAAATTGGATTTGAAATATCTGGAGAAAAAAGAGATACAGAAATTAATTTAATCACCAATTGGCTAGAGGGTCATTTAGGAGAATTAAACAATTTAATTTTCACTTCTTTTAGCGGTTACAATCCAAAAGAATTTAATCTTGAAGAGCAAGCTATATTGAGAGAATTATACTTAAGTGAATATAATAGAAAAGCTCAAAGGCAAGTTTTGAGGGGTATTGATGGAAGCAATGGAGCTCCTGATTTTCAGGTAATAAAAGAAGGGGATTCAATGATTCAAAAATCAAATAAAAATGTAACTGCAAAAAGTTATAGAGAAGCTTATCTTGATTCTCAGGAAAGAGTTAAAAGTTTAGTATATGCATATAATTTATACGGAGCGAAACCTAACCAAGTTTATGGAAGCGATGCTCCAGCTACAGGCCAAAACCCAAATATAGATAGATATTATTACTAATAAATGTGTAAATATAATTTGTACTATGAATGATATATCCGACGCAAACAATATAAATAAAAAATTAAAATCTGAGTTATTTCATGTATGGAAAAAAGCTCGAGTAATGTTTGATGCAATCAAAGATGATTCTGTTGTTGATGATTGGGTAAGAAAGAATGTTACAGAAGCATATGAATTGATTGATGAAGCGATGAGGTATTATGAATATGAAAAGATATTTCCAAAGCAAGAAGAAAAAGAAGAGTCTGAGGAAGACAAAAACAATTTCTTATCTAACGAAGATAAAAGATATCCTGTTCCTGCAGCTCAAGAAACTGGAGACCAATTTATAACTCGCTGCATATTAGATGGAAACATGAAAAAAAGATATCCCGTTCAGGGAGATAGATTTTCTGCATGCATGAGTATTTATAATGGGAATAAAGATAATGTATCTGAAGACCTCCATAATAATGTTTCGGAGAAGTTCCATGATCCTATGGAGCCAGGTAATCCAGAATTACCCAACCCTGTAAAACCTATTCTTCCGTAATTTTATAATCTAATTCGTCTTTCTTTAAAGAGAATTTGATTGATCCTCCACTTGGTAAGGTTTTACTAAGAATTAATCTACTTAATTCATTTTCAATTAATTTTTGTATAATTCTTTTTATCGGTCTTGCTCCCATTTTTTCTTGAATAGCTTTTTCTGATATATATTTTAATACTCCGCGAGTAAAAGAAAGTTTAATATCCTTTTCTTTCAATTTATTTCCAAGATTATTCATTTCAAGCTTGCATATTTTAATAAGCTCATCCAGTCCAAAATCATTAAACAATACTATTTCATTTAACCTATTTAAGAATTCAGGCTTAAAAAATGATTTGAGTTCTGTCTTAAGTTTATCTTTTGCCACGGACTCAGTTGAGGCTGCTCCCCCAAAACCAATATTCGGCTTAGCTGCTTTTTCTCCACCTATATTCCCAGTTAGTATTATTATTGCATTATTGAAATAAACTTTTCTGCCAGAATTATCAGTTAAAAATCCTTCTTCTAAGATTTGTAATAAAATATTTAATACTTCTGGGTGAGCTTTTTCAATTTCGTCAAATAAAATTACACTATAAGGATTTCTTCTTATTTTTTCTGTCAGCTCTCCCCCTTCTTCATAACCTACATACCCTGGTGATGCACCTGTTAATCTACTAGAGGATATTTTTTCGGAGAATTCACTCATATCTATCTGTATTAAAGAATTCTTGCTTCCGTATACAAATTCAGCTATACATTTTGCTGTATGCGTTTTTCCTGTTCCACTTGTACCTACAAGAAGAAAACTTCCAACAGGCTTACCTGAGTCTTGTAGTCCAGATTTAGACCTTAAAATAGATTCTGAAATTTCTTTTATTGCTGTTTCTTGACCGATAATTCTTTTTGATAAATTTTTAAATAAACCTAAGACTTTTTCCGAATCTTTTTTAGATATTTCATTTACCGGAATTCCAGTTCTGGCTGATAAGACTTCGTATATATCATTAGGTTTAACTAGAATTTTATTCTTCATAATCTTTGCAGACCATTCAGAGATAACCTTATCATACTCTTCTAATAAATCTAATTGACGATCTTCTAACTCAAGATATGAATTGCCTGAGCTTTGCAGTTTAGATTCTTCTAAAGCTAGAGTTTCTAATTCTTTTTCAATATCTTTAGCAAGTTGAGGCCTTTCGATGTTTTTGATTTTTACCTTTGAGCCTGCCTGATCCATAATATCAATTGCTTTATCAGGAAATTGCTTGTCTAGAACATATTTATTCGCAAGCTTCACAATTAGCTCAATTACTTCCTCTGAGTAATTAACACTGTGAAATGATTCGTATTTAGATTTAAGACCGTTCATAATTTGCAATGTTTCTTCTGTGTTTGGCTCTGAAACTTTAATCGCTTGAAATCTTCTATCTAACGCTCCATCTTTCAAAATGCTTTTTTTATACTCGTTTTGAGTTGTCGCTCCAATGCATTTTATTTCTCCTCTAGCTAATAAAGGTTTTAATAAGTTTGCAGCGTCCATACTTCCTTCGGCACTACCCGCGCCAACTAAGGTATGGATTTCGTCGATAAAGAGGATGATATCTTGGTTTTTCTTTACTTCTTCGATGATACCCTTTAGTCTCTCCTCAAACTGCCCTCTATACTTCGTTCCGGCGATTAAAGAGCCTAAATCAAGAGAATATATAATCTTTGTCAATAGGAAGTCTGAGCATGTGCCTGCTACAATCTTTTGAGTTAAGCCTTCAACGATCGCAGTTTTTCCTACTCCAGGCTCACCAAGAAGAACTGGATTATTTTTTGTTCTTCTGCAAAGAATTTCTGATGCGTCATAAATTTCTCGCTCTTTACCAATTATATTGTCAAACTTTCCTTGCTTTGCTAACTCATTTAAATTTGTCGCAAATTTTTCTAAATTTTGAAGTTTAACTTCTGTGGGTTTTGATAAATTTTTTTTAATTAATTTTACTCTTCCTGACTTTGGTGGTTTGTGTTCTTTTGATAAATGTAAATATTCTCTTACCTCTGCGATAATATCTTCTTCTGTAGCATTAAAATCTTTAAAGAAATTTGGTATTTCTGATTGTTCGTATTTTAATAAAGCAAGCAAAATATGTTCTATACCTACATATTCATGACCTAGTTTTTCGCTAATTGATGCAGAAACCTTTAATACAAGATGAAAATGTTCATCGTACTCAGGTTGCCCCAGCTCTTCCGGCTCTTCATCTTCGGGGAATTTAAAAAAAGATAATTCTATTTGCTGTTTTAACATATCAGGATCTATTTGGAGTAAAAATAATATTTCACTCAAAATACCTGCACTTAAATTAACCATTCCATAAAATAAATGCTCTAAAGTAACATAATCGTTATTAAAAATAGCTGCTACTTTTTTTGCCTCATTTATTGCTTGTTGCGCTCTTGGCGTAAAATTAGGTTTAGGAGTCATCTTCATTGAATTACACTCTAAATTACTTAACGTCAGACATTTTCATGTATATTTTTTCATCCATGATATTGATTGAATCAAGGAAAATGATATCTTCTGCTTTTCTTCCATATACAACTATTATATTTTTTTTGCTTGGAGTTTTCTTCTTTTGTTCAAAATATTTATCATAAAAATTACCTCTTCTGGAATTTAATAACATCGCGTCATACCTTCCGAACTCATCTGTAATTGATAATTTCATGTATTTATTTCCATTTCTTGAAGTTCTTTTAATGCAGTCTTCTACTACCCCAATAAATTTTCCTCTATCATCTGATTCCATAGAAATTAAATCTCTTGAATCTTTTAATGAATTATAAGAATCTGTAAAACAGCTTTTGAGGTTTGAGCTGTGACTATAGCCTAGCAATTCTGTTTCGAAATACCAATTAGCAAATTCTTCATACTGTTTATTTTTGTCGTAAATTGACTTATAGATATCGTATTTTTTCTTGAAAGTTTTAAACCTAGACTCTTTCATCAAAGGCTTACCATCATCACCGACTAAATCTCCTTTTTTAGCGTCGGCAATGCAGTTCAGTAGCTTATATTCATATTTATCTCCAAGAGCAATAAAGTTTCTCTTTTCTCTATCAGTTAGGAGGTTAAATGCTTGCGCTTCTAAAACCGTTAATGAGCGGTTAGAGCTTTTACTTTCTAAAGCGCCAGCTTGAATAAGCGCACTCAAGACCCCAATATTCAATCCTGCTTGTTTTGCAGCAAGAAAGATATCATATTTTGTTGGAGTTTCTGTAGATCTAAAATCTTTTAAAGCTTCTAAGGATTTTTCGCTGACTCCTTTAATGCTATTTAATCCGAATCTAATGTCTTTTCCTTCTATATCGAAATCCATATTGGACTTGGCTAAATCTGGAGACAGAAGTTTTATGCCAAAATGAGATAGTTCTTTACTGATTTTTGCTATCTCTTCTTGAGGGGCGGGTTCATACTTTGTCATCTTCAATAAGGATAAGAAAAATTGTTGAGGATATTTAAATTTTAAGTATGTTGTCCATGCAGCAAGAACAGAATAACTTAAAGAGTGAGATTTATTAAAAGAATAGTTTGCACTATCTTCTGCAACACTCCATAAAATATCGCCAATTTCTGAAGACAAGTCATTGTCTTGAATTTTTTTCTGAATTTTTGCTTTCCAAGCGGGCATTTGATCCACTTTTTTCTTTCCTACAATTCTTCTGAGTTGTTCAGATTCGTCTAAAGTAAATCCTACCTTCACGGCCATTTGCATCAACTGTTCTTGATACAATGGAATACCTCCTGTATAATCTAAAACATCAGAGAAGAATTCATGAATAACCTGCGCTTCATCTGTTTCTGCATATGTTGCATAGCTATCTAAGAATTCTAAAGCTCCAGGCCTTCCAATTGCTACGACAGCACTTAATTTTTCCAAACTATTCGGCTTGATTTTTTTGCAAACCCTATAGTTTGTATCTGATTCTAATTGAAATAAACCATGTGGCGTGCGAAGACTTTGAAGTGGAGTAAATACTTTTTCATCATGAAGATCTATTTCATTACAATCAATTCCTAAAGACTTGCAAACATCATATATAACACTCAATGTTCTTAACCCTAGAATATCAAACTTAACCATTAACTCGGATACCCAGTTCATATCGTAACCTGTGACTAAAGCTCCGTCATTAGACTTTTGTATTGGGCAGATATTTGTAATTGTATCAAACGATATTGCAATACCACTAGGGTGAACTCCTGTGTTTTTATTGAGACCTTCTAATTTTAAAGCGATGTTAAAAATTTCTCCATTATTAGAAGCCCAATCTGTAAACTTTTCACTTTCTTCGATAGCAGATTTAAGAGGCATTACAACTCCAAATTTCTTGGGTATAGAATCACTAACAATATTGACTTCTTGCTCTGTTAATTCTCCAACGATTTTACCACACTCTTTGACGCATAATTTTCCACTTAATGTATTAAGAGTTAAAATTTTCGCTGTCCTAGAAGGATGTTTCTTTTCAATATAAGAAATAACTTCAGCTCTTCTTTCGTAAGCGATATCATTATCAACATCAGCCAATAAGCTTCCATCTAAATAAGTTATTCCCTCATGCTCTATTTTTCTTGCTCGGCTTTTAGATACAAAACGTTCAAAAAATAAATTATACTCTACAGGATCAACATTTGTTACTCCAATCAAATAAAGAACCAAAGATCCTGCCGCAGAACCTCTTCCTGGGCCTGTAGGAATATCATTCTCGTGACAGAAATTTAATATATCCCAATTTAATAAAATATAATCAATAAATCCTAATTCATTTAATATTTTTAATTCTGATTTTGCACGATCAAAATAATCTTTTTTATTTTTATATTTATCTATTCCTTTATCATATACTCCTTTATGGCATAGCTTACGAAGAAAGTCGTAATTTGATATAGTATTATCTGCTTCAAGCATGTCATAATACTTTTGTTCAATTTTAATCTCTGGTAATCTTACGCCTGGAGGACAGCAGTTTTCGTATTTTGTAAATTGTTCTGTAAAACTCATATTTCTATTTCCCATATCATTTTTTTAAAAACCTGAAAGTTAACATTAATATCATAAAGAGCATCATGTAGTTTTTTTTCATCAAAATCTACATCAAAATCTTTACAACATTGTTTGAGATTGCAACTTAAACCTCTTTCAATTAGGTGGTTAAGGCGATATTGCCAAGCCAAAAAATCATCATCCTTGTCAAGTTTTATTCTTTTTTTCAATGCTTTTGCTAAACATAAAGTATCTACTAAGTGTTCTGTATAACTAAAATCTGATTGTGATTTAGCATCAACTAATTTTCTGTGCATATTATGCATATAAACATCAAAGCCTAATAAGTTATGCCCTACCTTAATGTAAGAATCATCATATAGGTACTTTTCAAAATGATCTAATGCAGCTTTGGGGCAAGACGCTTTCTTTTTGTATTTAGCTTCAGTAAAGCCAGTTATCTTTGCGGCTTCTGGTGAGACATTTAGATTGTCCCATTTTAACCAATAATCTTTTGATTCTACAATCTTATTGTTTTCTATAACAAGAAATGCTAACTGCCAGGGTTTGTTGTTGTCTACTAAATTAAGATTACATGTTTCATAATCAAAAAGTAGATATTTTTGTTTAGGTTTAAATCTAAGAAGGGATTCTTTCATTTTATAATTTATTAGTTATGTTCTTTCCAACTTTCGAAGCAAAACTCATTGCTTCCGAAATGATCTAAATTTGGCTTGGATAAAGTCTTTACTCCAAAAGTACGACCAGTTATACATTTGTATGTTTGTAAGGCGGTTACGTCTTTTTTATTTTTATAGTATATACTTTTTGTTAGTTCTACTTTATTTTTATTTTTTGCCGCGAAGTTCTTGACTTTTTGTTGAAGGAAGCGATCAAAAGGCAAGCCATTATCTTCAATGAAATATGTTGGATCACAAAAAGAAAAACTTGGTGTGCAGTTTGCAAATTTCATTAAATTATTAAATATAAAACTATCATAAAATGGAATTGCTAAAATTAAATGTTTTTTATTCCAATATTTTTTTAAAAGTTTTTCGTCTACACTATTTTGACATTTTGTAAATGCTTCGCTATATATTTCATTTAATAGTTGGCATCCTTTAGAGTTTTTTGCAAAAAGAATAATTTTATGAGAGCTATTTGAAGAGTCTTCTTTGTTTGTTAGTGAGGCGTCTTCTTTCATATTAATTCTTAATCCAAAAATTAATTTCATATTTAATTTATCGGCATTTTTTTTGGCTTGAAGAAACCCTGTGAGGGAGTCTTCTACTAAAACAAGTTCTTTAAGGTTATTTTCTTGCGCTATAGAAAAGATACTGTCTGACCCTCCTTCTTTATGATCACTTGGGTCGTTTAAAGTTAGTATACTTTTTCCTATCGAATAATGACTTTTAAATAAAGGTAACATGCAAATATTTTAGCAAAAAAAGCTTGGATTGTCAAGCGTATAACAAAAAGCCGCCCGAAGGCGGCTTTTAAGATTGTATATTTTTACGAGTTTAAGAATTTGAAATTTGATATACTTTTGTATCCGAACTATTGCTTCCTGCTACAGCAAATCTTTCTCCATTTTTACTCATATCAGCAATATGTCTTGCTAAAAAAGTATTAGGGCCTTCAACGGTACCCTGAAGATCCCAAGAACTATTTGTATCGCTCCAAGCATAAATCATGACTTTAGCAAGCGCAGAATGACCATTTTTAGATGCAACTAATAATTTTAATCCATCATTACTTATAGATGCAGAGCGGAACTTTGAATGACTGATTGCGGAACCTCTAATTTCCCAACTAGAATTAGCATTATTCCAATCATAAACTTTCAAGGAATTTACATTAGGATTCGCAATTAAAGCCGTATTTCCATCTGATGATAAACTAACCCTTCCATAATAACTGCCTCCAGAGCCCATGGAGATATTAGAACCTTTTTGGTCCCACGAAGAATTTGATGTGTTCCATTCATATATTTGCGCAGTATGAGTAGCCTGCCTTGGAGTTGCAGCAACAACTGATCCATCTCTATTAATCGCTACTGCCGCCCCAACTGATATTGATGATCCTTGCTGTGACCAGCTAGATCCATTAAAAGTAAATACTCTCATTTTTGAACTAGTCGATCCAGCTGTATCCCCAATTGACCCTGTAACTAAAGTAGAACCGTCATAATCTAATTCGATACTTGAGGCAAAAATTTCAGATGAAAGAGGATCGGAATTAGTTACATCTCCTCCAATTTGACTCCATGAATTATTCGCCCATTCAAAAACTTGAACATCATGCGATCTAACGCTTGAAGCTGCGAATGATACTGCAACTCTATTTCCGTCTCCACTTAAACTAATTCGTCTGTCGTCAGGTTCTCCTAAGTTTCTTACTGAATAAAATGAAGATTCTATAGTTATATCATCTCCTCTTTGCACCCACCCATTTGAACCATCTATATCAAACACTCTTAGAACTTGACTGTTAGGATAAGCAATAGCGAGAGAATTTCCATCCTCGCTTAAGTTTGGTAGTGCTGCCTCAGAAGCTGAGTAGCTACTTTGAATTGTATCGTTAACTAAATAAAAGCCACTATCTTCATCTTCAGTTAATATTGGGTTAGGCTCGTCTACGTCAAGAATTCCATCATTATCATCATCTGTATCTGTATGATCTGGAATTCCATCAAGATCACTATCAGTTCCATCAACCACTGCTAAAATGTTCAACTTATAATTTGTCAAAGTGGTTCCATCTGATTGATACTGTGAAATTTCATCGGAAAATTCAAAAGTTACTTGGTAAATTCCTTCCGAAGATGTTTCTGATATATCGGAGATTAAAACATAATGTTTTGGGTCATTTTCGTTACCTACTAATGTCGCCGTAACAATTGGTTTTGAAGAGAATTGTCTATCGTCAAGTACAAATGTTTGCTGAGAACTGCCATCTCCTTTAGCAATGTCAGTTCTTACTGCTCCATAAGTTGAGTGGCTTGTAGCGATGGTTTGTAAAGACTCCGACTCTGAAGCTAGGACTGCTAAACTTGAAATTTCTTGTTCTCTTTTTGTTGTAGATGTAATCTCAACCAATTCTCCATTCTCGTCAACAGTGTTGACAATAAGATTTCCGTTTTCTGCCGTTAACTTAACTTTACCTTGATTAACCGACAGCTCTTTAGCGCTTAATTTTTTGCTCATACTTATATATACAGGAAAAACTCAGAGTTGAGAAGTAAAACTCGCTTTCTAAGCAATAAAAAGCCGCCCGAAGGCGGCTGGCCATAACTAATAACCAAAAATCAAAAATCATCGTCTAGAGACCCACTTTGTTGGTATTCTCTAACTCGACGTTCAAAAAAGTTACCCATAGCTTGAACGTCAACAACTTCTCCAAGCCATGGAAATGGGTTTTTATCGCTAGGAAATCTATAATCTAAACCTATCGCTTCTAACCTTCTATTTCCTATATAATGCATATAATCTACAAACATTTCTGCATTTAAACCTAGAATCCCTGTAGGTAAAACATCGTGAGCATAAGCTATTTCAAGCTCAACAGCTTTTTTCATATGTTCTACAAATTCTTCTTGCATTTGTTTTGTCCAAATTGAAGGTTCTTGCTCAATAATCGTGTTGATTATATATGTACCAAATGCAATATGAGAACTTTCATCCCTGAGCGTGTATTTTATTTGATCAGAAATTCCTTGTAATTTATTTTGCCTACCAAGGGCAAGAAGCATGGCAAAGCCACTAAAAAAGAATGTTCCTTCGCATACAATCCAGTACGTTAAAAAATTTCTTAATATTTCTTGCTTACCTTGCTTTGTATTGGGGTTGAAATCTTGAGCACTGATGTCATTCGTAATTTGCATTAAGAAATCATCTTTAGCTTTAATGCTTGGAATCGTTTCATACGCAGCGAAAACCTCTTCAATGTCTAAATCCAAGCTATCACATACATAAACTACCGTAAGATTGTGAAGGCTTTCTTCAAATGCTTGCCGCAAGATGTACTGGCGACACTCAGCATCCGTAACATAGCGAAAGGCAGATAACAAAAGATTATTACCAACCAGAGACTCACTTCCAGCAAAAAATCCAAGACAGCGTTTAACAAGTAATTTTTCATCTTCTGTAATTTCATTATTTTTCCATTGTTTAATATCGTTTTGCATACTGATTTCAGTAGGCATCCAATTATTCGCGCAGCTTTTTAAGAATAAATCCCAGGCATATTTATGCTTATGCGGCAAAATTCTATTTACACCAGCTACGTCTTTAGTTAATAGTTTTCCAGTTTTATCTTCCATGTTTTGTATTATATCAGTATAAGATAACGAAGTCAATTAAAAAAAAGATCAATTATTGACAGCTTTCACATGTTCCGCCATTTTTCATAGCTTCAATACTGCAAGCAGATGGACTTTCAGTTTCTTTTTCGCCCGTAGATTTTTCTACTTTTGATGCAGCTCTATTCCTGAGATAATAAGTTGTTTTTAAACCTGCTTCCCAACAAGCTACATAAATATCATTTAAATACTTTAAGGAAGTAGATTTATTGTACAAATTAAAGCTTACCGCTTGATCAATCCATTTCTGTCTAACAGAATTACATTCAATTAGTTTAAACATATCTCTATCAAAAGCAGTTTTATATTTATCTTTAATCCAACTTGGGATATCCCCGTTTAATAAAGAAAGGTCTCCATCAACACTTTTAATTAATTTTGCAATCTCAGAATTCCATAGCCCCTCGCTTTTCATGTCATCAATAAAATGTTGATTAGTGATAAAGAAATTGCCGCTTTTATTCTCGTAAACAAAAAGAACAGAAAAATTGGGCTCTATACTTTGCTCTACTCCATTTATGTAACCAATCGTTGCTGTTGGCGCTATAGCCATAACATTTGAGTTTCTCATTCCGAATTCATTGACATGAGTTCTAACTTTTGCCCATTCTTTAAAAGTTTGACCCTGACCGGTCAAAGGTTTACCAGTAGCAGGCTGTTCGGGTACTTTTTGTTTACCTCTATAAACCATTAAATTATTATAAGAATCAATTGGAAATACTCCTCCACTCCACAAAGAACCTTCGTAAGTTTCGTATTTACCACGTTCTTCCGCTAATAAAGAACTAGCATAAATCGCATGCATTGAATAAAACTCAAAAAGTTTATCATTAAATCTTGCAGCTTCATCGCTATCTATATTTATATTCATTTTATGAAGCACATCGTGAAGAGCCATCATTCCTAATCCAATTGGGCGGTGTCTTAAATTACTATTTTCAGCTTCTTTTGTTGGATAAAAATTCAGATCTACAACATTATCTAATGCTCTAATTGCTGTATGAATTGTTTCTTGCAATTTTATGTAATCGAGATCAGTTAGATCTTCGTTCATGTGATTTAATAAATTGACTGATCCAAGATTGCAAACTGCAGTTTCACCAATTTCTGTTTTATGACCCTTGTCATATTTTGAAGCTTTTGTATGAAGCGTAATTTCTGTGCATAAATTACTGCTATGTACAACCCCTTCGTGTTGATTTGTATAGCGAATATTGCATGGATCTTTGAATGTATTCCATGGGTGCGAAGTCTCAAATAACACCTTCAACATCTTTTTCCACAGTTCTTTAGCGGGTGTTATTCGGTAATTTTTTATTAAACCTTGTTCTGCTCGAGCGCATAATTGATTATATTTTTCATCAAACTCTTCCCCAAAGCAATCGTGCAAATCAGCTTCTCTAGGGTCAAAAAAGTACCAATCATCTTGATTTTGAACTCTTCGCATAAATTCATCAGGAATCCAAGAAGCGGTATTCATGTCGTGACACCGCAGTCTATCATCTCCAGTGTTTCGGCGAAGATTTAAAAAGTCTTCAAAATCTAAATGCCAAGGCTCAAGATAGGCACAGCCTGCTCCTGGGCGTTTGCCGCCTTGATTTACTGCTACCAATAGATCATTATAAATCTTTAACCAAGGGACAAGTCCACTTGAAATTCCGTTTGTGCCTTTAATATGAGAGCCTGTAGATCTAAAAGGGGTAACATCTAGCCCTAACCCTCCTGCATATTTGCTTTTTCTAGCTTCTTGCCAGGCTCCATCAAAAATTCCATCAATGCTATCATCAAAGGTATTTAAGTAACAAGAACTTAATTGAGATCTAACAGTTCCGCTATTAAAAAGGGTTGGAGTAGAAGATGTATATAAAAATTGACTAAACATATCATAAAATTTAATCGCCCATTCATCTTTGTTTTGCTCATTAATTGCCAAACCCATGGCAACTCTCATCCAAAAACATTGTGGAGCTTCCATGATTTTATCATCATGCCTAATAAAATATCTGTCTGTTAAGATTTGAATACCTAAATATTTAAAATCTTTATCTCTTCTTATTTTTATTGCTTCTGATAATTTCGATAAATCAAAATCCAACATTTTAGGACTAAGTTTTTCGAGCTTAACTAATTTTTTTATATTTTGTATGAAGCTTTTTCTATATTGCAGCCTGAATGCATCAGAATCTACGCCTTCTTTGAACACTTCTTTATATACAGTATTGAGAAGTAATCTCGCTGCCACAAAATTATAGTTTGGCTCTTTTTCTATTTTTTCTCTAGCTGATAATATTAAAGCTTTATCTATTTCGGAGGTTGTGATTTTATCAAAAAGTTGTAATTGAGCATCTAAAACAATTTCACTGACAGAAGTTTCTTCTACTTCGTGACATGCTCTTTCTACATTTGCGTTAATTTTTTCCACTAAAAAAGGTTGGAGCCTACCGTTTCGTTTTTTTACATTGATATTCATATTGATGTTATTATATTAGCATTTTATCGACCAAGTGTCAACGCAAAATCACTTATGTCAATAACTTTTACCTCGGCCGAGGGAAAACTAAGTTACACGTAATTTTAAGCTAATATATCAAATAAAGGAGTTCCTTTGTTTGCAAGCGTAAAAGGTCGTCCAGAAGGCGAGTATTGCACATCATTCAAGGGTAATCCTAGAGCATAAGCTATTGTTGCATTTAAATCTTCAGGCTTGATTGGCTTACCTTCTTTCGGAGATCTTCCTTTATCATCTGTTTCTCCATAAGAAAAACCTTGTTTGATTCCTCCTCCCGCCATAAATGCAGTAAAACAATAAGGCCAATGATCTCTTCCATCTCTGCCGTTAATGTTAGGAGTTCTTCCGAATTCAGAAGTTAATACAACTAAAGTATCATTTAATAATCCACGCATTTCGAGATCAATTAAAAGAGCGCTTAAAGCTTGATCTATATCTGAGCAATTTTCTTGCACCCTTTCAAAATTATTATCATGAGTATCCCACCCTCCTCGCGTAACTTCAATGTAACGAACTCTGTTTTCAACCAATCTTCTAGCCAATAAGCATCCTTGTCCAAAATTTGTTGATCCGTAAAGTTCATGAATTTTATCTGACTCTTGGGATATATCAAAAGCTTTTAAGTCTTCGCTATTCATTAATTTTATAGCATCTTTATAAAGGTCTGAGTATGCTCTTATTTTTTTCTGAGGAAATTCTGTTGCGAAATTAGAATTAAGTTTTTCAATTAGAGATATTCTTCCTTGAAAATGCTCTTTATCTAAATACCCTGCCAGTTTACTATTGGCTAAACCTGATTTTGGGTTATTAATTGAAAGTGGACCATATTTAGATTCCAAGAACCCAGCTCCTAATCCTCCACCTCCTATTTTAATATTCGACGGAATTGTTTCGTTAATCGAACCAGATAATTTAGAAACCCAACTACCAAAAGTAGGATGAACTATAGTACCTCTTTTTAAGTAACTTGTATGCATCAGATAACTTGCTTGTTCATGAGCGCCCTGACTTGTAACCATAGTTTTAATTATTGATGCATGATGCATTAATTGTGCGGTTTTAGGCAAATATTCAGAAAGCAGTATGCCATCAGCCGTAGTAGCAATAGATTTTGTAGGGCCTTGAATCTCAGGACAATCTGGTTTCGTTCCAAAAGTGTCCAAGTGAGACATAGCTCCAGACATATTTAGGTAAATGACATGCCTTGCAGAAGCAAGTCTAGCGCCCGCTTCAAGCGCTTGTACGTTATTATGTATATAAGCTCCAGCCATAGGCATTAATCCGACACCAAAGCAAGCTTTTGCGGCATGTGCGATAAATTCTCTTCTACCTAACTCATCTATGTTTTTAAAATTTGTTTTCATATTATATTTTTCTTTTAATTATTTTATAAAAATGTATTCATGTGAATTTATTAAAGTCCATATTATTTCTTTATATACATTATCTTTATTTATCAATGCGTCTTTGAATAATTTTAACTCTGCTATAGAAGGTTTTCTATTTAAAATAGACTTAAAGCCAACTTTTATTTTATTATCTAATGTTTTTTGCTGTTTTATTAACTTAACTACTTCAGAATTTTTATTATTTATAATTCTTGTTTCTACAAAACCATTGATTAAATTTAAAACTTGAGTTGTTGAAGGTTCTGTATTTGCGTTTTCAATTTGTTCGCGATCTGATCCGCCGAACTCTCGAATTACATGACCTATTGGTGCTGGAGAACTTAGCTCGGATGCACGAACCGAGTTCCTGTCTTTCACAAATTTATTTTTATATTGCTGTTTTTTTTGAGAATTAAATTTATCCACGCAAGATTTACAACAAAAAGCAAGAGTTTCTCCATTTTCATTCAAAGCTAATAAAGCTGGATCAATAGCTCGGCCAGGCTTGATTGGGCAATCTGTATTAATTGGCTCGCCAAATTTTTGCTCAGGTTCGGGCTTTTTTGTTTTATTTATTTTAGATAGTAATTCTTCCAATAATTCTTGTCCA